AGAACTTCCTATCGAAGTTAACGAAACACTTATCGTCGAATTGTACTCCAAATAAGACATACAGTTCCACAAATACAGAAAGCACAGTACTTATGCGCATAGGTACTGTGCTTTTTCTTTTAAAAATTGCTAAAATTCGTGTGCGTTGCTCAACCGTTGCACAACCTGTTAACAAAATGATGCGGGTATTTTATTTACTTCCTCGATGTACTGCTCAATCGTTTTATGCGTATACACATCAGCAGTGATATCTTTGCTTTGTGTGTGGCCAACGATGGACTTTAGGATGTAACGATCTATTCCATAGTTACTGGCCAATGTGATAAACGTATGGCGTGTGTCATGCGGGAGGTGGTCAGATATTTCAACTTCCTTGCAGAATCGTTTTATTGGCTTTCCTAGGTACTTTGAGGTGTACCCTGGAGGGATAAGTGTGTCCGAGTTAGAGGCGACCGCCTGGGCGTGAATTTCGAGGTAAAAAGGCATAACACAATCCGCAATAGGTATGATTCTGTCCTTGCCGGCTTTCGTTTTAACCCCGCCTATGACATATCGTTCATCCAGGTGGACGTTTTCCATCTTAATGGATAGTAGTTCAATAGGGCGCATACCGGAGTAGATATACATTAATAAGAGTTTCGCAATATCCTCGTCGGAGTGATTCCAAATTGTTTGAATCTCTTCTTCTGTGAAAGGCTTATGGATGTTTGATTTCTCCGCCGGTTTCAATTCAAGGAGCGCTGCATAATTCTTGATAATCACATCATTCTTGATAGCTGCTTCAAAGGCACCGTTCAGACCTTTGACAATCAGACCAATAGACGACCGACTTAAATGGCTATTTTCGTCGATTATCGCTTGCAGATGGACGAGTTTAAGCTCTTGTATAGGTTTATTCCAAATCGATGTTAACTTCGCTTGTGCAGTCGAATAGCCCCCTTTTTTCGTATCAATTCCTTTACGCTCCTTATCGGCAATCATCCACCGCCAACATTCACTGAACAATACCTTTTTCGTTTCGAACTTTTCCGGGTAAATGCCATACTCTGATAAGGCGTCCCAGGCTTCTTTTGACTTCGCATAATAGCCTATCGTTTTACGCTTACATTTACCCTTCTCGTCGTAGCCAGTAGTTACGACGGCACGGTATGGTTTGCGTAACGGCTTATGTTTCATTTTATAAACGGATCCTGTTCCGTTGGCACGTTTCATGGCCATAATTTCATATCCTTCCTATAATTAAGCCCCTATCTGAATCGTATCGGATAGGGGCTTACACTTATTTAAATTGAATCTGTTTAGCCTCTCCGTTGAGGTAGTAGGTTACTGTAGGCTTATTAGCGTTGATGTAATCAACGAGGCCTGGCTGAACTGGTGCCACATATATAGTGTGGTAGAAGAACGATTCAGGGAATATATCGAATCGGTGTGCAGGTGGCACGGTCTGAACAATCTGCCAACGCGCCTGTACAGACTTCCCATTAGGGAAGGTAAGAGTGGAGTTCTCTCCGCCCTGGGCGGATGTGAGTGTCCAGTCCTCAAGAACCACGTTCGTTACGGTATGGCCAAGCACGGACTCGTCCTTAAATTCGATGGACGGTTTAGGCCATAGAGCGAATATGGCTACGCCACAGATAACTATTGCACTAATTAATACAATCAAAATGCGTTTGACAGTCATTATAATAACCTCCCGAAGTTAAATAATGTGATGATAAAAGTCGATTCCGTCAATGTCACCATCATCAATCTGGGACATTCTAACCATACGCTCGACTAAATTAACGTGATGATCCACATAAAAGTCATCACGGATAATGTGACTCAGCTCATGCTTTATTTCTTCCCTCATTCGTTCATGGGGGAGATTTTTATTAATATAGATATTATGAGTATCTATATCCTCTGATTCCTCAGAAACTGCTTTGACATTTGGTAAGTCACAATAGATAAGGTTAATAACCAATACTACCACTCTCCCTTGTGTGTATTACTTATGTTTAGATTTTAAAAACTCTATATACTTGACTGTTTCTTCCATCTCCTCTTTAGTAATATCTTTTGCTGCAGAAAAGAGCATGCGTGCACCTGGACGTGTACGTAGATACTCTGCAAATTCGGCTGCTTCCGCATCTGAATAATATCCATCGTCAACATACTTTTCTATTAATTGAGATTTAGGAACCCCAAAATAATTTGCCATCATCTCTATTTTATCAATTCTAGGGTAGGTGTTACCTTTAACCCAATCCGTAAAGGTCGTGTATTTAAAGCCCAAGTCAGCACAGATTTTATTACGATCTATGCCTCGGCTATCCATTAATCGTTGGATATTTTCAGCCATAACGGCTTTATTGCCCAAATCGCTCATGATGTAATCCTCTCAAATTAATATAGTTAATATACCTATATATTACGGTATTCACGTAAAAAAATCAATAATTTACGGAAATTTTACAATAATTTATGCTTAATTTATGGACATTACGGTTTATCCGTACTACAATGATAACTGTAAACAGGAACTACACACCAGAAAGGAGGTAGCCCATGAAGTACACGTTGAAGATGTTGAGGGCATCAAGAAATTGGTCCCAGGTAACAGCGGCAATGCATGTTGGTGTATCAGTTGACACCTGGGGGAACTGGGAGCGTAAGCGTTCATTTCCGGATGTGCCACACATTAAGAAGATTCAAGAGGTGTTCAATGTGGCATATGATGACATTATTTTTTTATAATGAATTACGGTTAAACCGTTACGGAATATTAAAATTCTAACCTAATACAGGAGGTAAAACTATGAACAATGAAAAAGATGATCGTATCATCATCGAGCATTTACACGTCCAACAGATTCATCGAACCGCTAAGATTGACCTCTGGTTCAACCGAATCTTTGGACTTTTGATGGCGGTAACACTCGCAGTTATCCTCATCTACTTTGTCACTGTATTGGCGATGTTATGAACCCCACCATTACAGTGAAACAAATGGCTAGCGTTTTAGGCCTAACCCTTACCGCGGTTAGAGAGGGCATCGCTAATAACCATTATAAAGCCTTCGCCTATTGTTACGGCAAAGGCAAGAAACGAACCTTCGTCATTGACCGGTTCGGATTTGAATCATACCTGGCTCGAACAGGGAGAAGTGAAGAGTACATCAAGGAGGCATTTAATCATGCATGCATTTCTTAAATTAGTAGCCGGATTAATCCTTATGGGCTCCGTTGGTAGCCTCGAGATTGATCGTATAGGTTTTGCTCAGTATTTTGTGCAATGCGCCCTGGGGGTAGCCCTATGGATTGTGGCCGAGCAAGGCCAAACCATCAGACGGCTCAAAAGGAGACAACGATGAGAGTAAAGAAACCAATCATCCCGATGATGTGGTTGAAGCGTGATTTTGACTTTAAAATGCTGATATACTACAACACTCCGTACGGGCTATGTAGTTTCGCTAAAGTCATCGGAGTTAGCTCCACGACATTAGCTAAGATTTCGAGGTATCAACCTATACGTGTGAGTACTGCCAGGTTAGTCGCAAAAGGACTTGGCCAACAAATTGACTTCATATTTGAGCCATGCTCGATTATACAAAAGACCTGGGGCAATCGATTTGGTTACCGCATGAAGCCGGAAGTGTTTCGTAAGATACTAGCTGATAAGGGCTTATCCGTTAAAGAAATAGCAGATAAGTGCGGGATGCACTATGGAACTTTATATAGTCATCTGAGTGGCAAAAATAAGTCCATGACATTTAGTAAGGCTGTTATCTTAGCTGATACGCTAAGTATCGATATCGGGTTATTATTTGACTTTAGCCAGTATTAAGTGAGGTAACCCTCACATGGGCAATGATGGCCAATTGGTACGGAGCCCTAGTAGTATATGTTGCAATGTAACAGAAAGGAGGTTCCTATGCAGAACCCTACAAAGAACAACGTACGGACCTTTGTTAGAAGTCTGTACAACGCTCGGCTCTTGGAACAAACAGAAGCGGAAAGCGTAGCGCTCGAATCACACTACATTAGCCTTGAAGCTGACGGACGTGTAGCAGCTGCTGAAGCGTTCCACAAAGTCATTAACGGCCTACGTGAAGCACGGAAAGGCGCCCAAAATTTGGAAGATCTTGGTTATGGCACACTAGCCAATAAGCTAGTACCTGATGCGGATAATTTCATCAAACGCATGTGCAAGCCACTCCACGAATGGTGGTATGACAACTTAGATGTTAACTCCGAGAAAGGCCAAAAGTGGCGTGCGGTCCTCGAAGTGGCCAAACCTTACGAAATTGAGATTCGTAAGCTGAAGTCAGCACGGAATGCATTGAATAGCATTATTGATCGTTCCGCTTCAGGGAAGCAAGCCGTAGCCGAACTTAAGAAATTTGGATTCGACTATGACACCTGGGCACACGCACAAGTTGATATCGGCAGTCCTTCTGACTTCGATATTCTTAAACGCCCAAAAGAAAACGACCGCATCAGTACTGGGAATACTGACACGGCCACATCAAAATAATTTGACACTTATATTATACGAGGTAATTCAACTATGAACAAGAAAGTAATTGCATCCACGCTCGCGATCTCCGCGCTAGCGGTTAATGTATTCGCACAAGGTAGTAATTTAGGCCCTAACGGCACCGCTAATGGTGACGCAAGCCTTGTGATTGGTACGAATAATACAACAACTACAAACGCCACATCCGCCTTCATCGCAGGCACTCAAAATACAGTATCTGCTCCAAACGGCATAGCCTTTGGCACTAATAATTCTGTAACTGGGGAAAACGGCTTTGCTGGTGGTAACGACGCAAAAGCATCCGGCCGTAATTCCTTCGCTTTCGGCTCTCACGCCGAAAGTTTAGTAGAGTACACCATCGCTATTGGTAACCAGGCTAGAACGGCGGCCTACGATAGCGTTGCTATCGGAAATGGCGCGTTCGTATCAGGCGAAAGCTCCGTGGCCTTTGGCCGGTCCAACAATGTGACTGGAGAAAACTCCGTCGCGGTTGGCGCTAATAATGGCACAGTAGCCGGTGGCCAGTCCGCCGTAGTTGGCTACAACAATAAAATCGGTTCCCAAAAGGAACAACTCGTGTTCGGCTCGAACTCCGAGGCAAATGGCCAAGGGGCAACCGTGTTCGGAACACATGCCAAAGCGTTAGCTATGGATGCTCTTGCAATTGGCAACAACACAATAGCCGATCGTGCAAATTCCGTTGCTATCGGCACCAACGCGGTGACCGATGACGCGGTAGGCGTTGACGGTGTAGACCTTAACGGCACTCGTCACATCTTCGCCGGCGAACAACCAGGCGCAGTTGTATCCTTCGGCTCCAAAGCTCGCACAGGTGCAGGTGGCGTGGCTCAATATAACAGACAGTTGCAGAACGTGAGCGCAGGGCGCGTTGAAGCGGATAGCTTGGATGCTGTCAATGGCTCCCAGTTATACGCGGCGTACGGTGAAATCAACACTATCGGTGCAAAGGTGCGTACTAATACGGCTGATATTAGCACACTCCAAAGCGCTACTGCCAACCACGAAACGCGTATCACGAATTTGGAAAACCGTCAATACAACATGGCGGGTGAAATCAATAATCGTATCAATACAACTGAACAGCGTCTTAATAAATTGGGGGCGTCTAGCGCAGCATTAGCAGGGCTCCATCCTTTGGAGTTCAACCGAAACGATAAGGTCAGCTATGCGATTAGCTATGGCCATTATCGTAACAGCAACGCTGTAGCGCTTGGCGTATTCGCTAGACCTAATGAACGATTGATGATTGGCGTAGGCGCTACACTAGGCGCTGAAAACCAATACACTATCAATCTTGCGTTTAAGACGGGTAAAGGCTCTGATTATATTGCTGAAGCTAAGGATGCGCAAAGCCGTATCAGCAAGTTAGAACGCTTAGTGGATGAGTTAACACAAGAAGTTGCTGCGCAACGTCGCATTTAGGAGGTCACTATGAAGAAGAACGCACCCTACACGCTCAATATCGATATGTCCTTATCCGAAGATATGAATACGCTCGCATGCAAAATCGAAACATCAGTACACAATGAAATCGTATTAGCCTCGATGCTTGCAGGTGCAGTTGTTTCAATCGCTCGTGGTCATAGCCATGATCCTCACAAGTTTGCAGAAGCCGTATGCGGTACGATTATGGAATTTATCGATAAGCCAGGTTTTACAAAATCTAATCAAAAGTTATCTTAGAGGTGATGTAATTGGCTCGGAAAAATAGAAGAAAACGGATTGTGAAAGATACTACATTAGAGCAGTTGATTTCGCCTGAGACGCGTAAAACCGCTCCGCCTAGTCCGTGGGATGTATCGAAATCCCTAAGAGAACAGGCTAATCGTGAAAAGATTGTTACGGAGCGACTTACAAAGATTGATGCCTGGGTGACTAGAGCTTGCCAAGTTGTATTCATCATCTTAGGTGTTTGTATTCTCGTGATGCTACACGTTAACGGCATTATTTAAATATTAACTAGAAAGGATTTCCTCATGATCAGAATCACTTTTGAAGCAAAAAATTATGTATCCCTTTGTGAAGAACTTAAAACGTTCTTAAACTACAGTAATATACCTATGACGGAAGAACCGCCCACAGCTCCTGTGGTGCCCGCCACAGTCCAATCTCCGCCGGTGGCTCCAGTCGCTCAACCTGCTACAGTAACACCTGTGGTACCGACATCTGCGCCGTTACAAACACATCCAGATCCAGTGCAAGCACCACCTTCACCGGCTGTACCCGTAGCACCGGTTAAGGAATATACCTTGGAAGAAATTCAAGTGGCATTGCAACCATTAATGGATGCGGGTCGCACGAATGAAATCGTAGGGCTTATGCAAAAATACAAAGTGGCAAGCCTTCCTGAGCTTCCAAAGGACCAATTCCCTAATCTCGTAGTTGACCTTCGCAACATGGGGGCTCGAATCTAATGGCTAGCCATGCGCTACTAAGCGCATCAAGTTCGCACAGGTGGTTACACTGCACAGGGGCGCCTCGATTAGAGGCGACCTTCCCTGATACTACATCAGAATATGCAAAGGAAGGAACCCTCGCACATGAACTATGTGAATTGAAACTTAAGAAATACACTACGGCGATGGCCAAAGGCACCTACACCAGGGCCTATAACAAAATCAAAAAGAATGAGTTATGGGCTACTGAAATGGACGAAACCACAGATGTATATCTCGAATACATCAAGTCCATCATGCTAAGTTACAAGGTCGCCCCGGTAGTGGTTATCGAAAAGCGTGTTGATTTTAGTCAATACGTGCCTGAAGGCTTTGGCACAGCGGACTGCATCATATTAGCCGGTGATACGCTCCACATCGTCGACTATAAACACGGTAAAGGTGTTGTAGTTGATGCGGATCATAACCCGCAGATGATGTTATACGCGCTCGGTGCGATGCACGATTACAGTCTCTTATATAAGTTCAATACTATTAAGATGACCATTGTACAGCCTCGCGTTAACAACATTTCAGAGTTTGAAATGTCCTCCGATGACCTCCGTAAATGGGGTGAGGAGGTAGTCGCGCCAAAGGCTAAGGAGGCCTACGAAATGGAAGGTCACACGTTTGAGGCTGGCGCCTGGTGTGGATTCTGTAGGGCGAAGGCTCAATGTCGAACACGATGTGAGCATTTCGATGCTATGCATGTATTCACGAACAAAGACCCTCGACTCATTAGCCTTGACGAACTCGGTACTTACCTAGAACACGGCAAAGATATTGAGTCCTGGTACAAAGACATCAAGGAGTACGCCCTATCTGAATCATTAGCCGGTGCTGAAGTGCCAGGTTGGAAAGCCGTAGAGGGTAGAGGTTCTCGCGTATTCCAAGATGGCGATACGGCTATTCAAACCCTTATCAATGGTGGGGTAGATGAATCTATCCTATATGAACGTAAGGTTCTTACTTTGGCTCAAATCGAAAAAGCCATCGGTAAGAAGGAATTTAATGAACTTGTAGGCGACCAGGTCGTTAAGAATCCAGGCAAACCTACTCTTGTAGTTGATACGGATAAGCGCCCACGTATCACGAATCAACCTAGTGCGGCGCAAGTGTTTAATACCAATGGAGGTAACTAATTATGGCATTCCAATGCAAACCAACAGAAGTTCTTTTACAAAATGTACGTTTATCTTTCGTTCATTTACTTGAGCCTTATACTAACCCTAACAATTTCAGTGAAGCCAAATATAGTGCGATGATCCTTGTACCTAAATCTGATACCGCACAAGTTCAAGCAATTCAGCAAGCCATTGAAGCCGCAATTGCCGATGCGCGTGTAAAACATGGCGCCAAAGTACCGGCTCAACCTAAAACACCTATTCATGATGGTGATGGATATACGCCAGGCGGTAAAGAATACGGTCCAGAATGTAAAGGTCACTACGTATTCAACGCGTCTCAATCCATGAAATTCAAGCCGGAAGTAGTCGACCTTCAAGGTCAACCTCTTACTGAACCTGGCCAAGTATACTCTGGCATGTATGCCAATGTATTGGTTAACTTTTACTTCTACAATAACCAATCCTCTGGTATCTCCGCCGGTTTAGGTCCTGTACAAAAAGTACGTGATGGTGAGCCTCTTGGTGGTGGACAACCTGCATCCGCCGCATCCGTATTCGGTGCTCCTCAAGGTAGCGCAGCAAATGTATTTGGTGGTGCTGAAGCCGTTCCAGCTATCAACCCTGTTACTGGCCTTCCAATGTAATAGGTGGCCATTATGCGCCACTTAAACATTGACACTGAAACATTCTCATCCAATGACATCGGCGCAGGTGTATACAAATATGTCGAAGCGGAGGATTTCGAAATCCTCCTATTCGCATATGCGTATGACTTTGGCCAGGTTGAAGTTGTGGATCTTGCGCAAGGTGAAACGATACCGGATGAGGTGATTGAAGATTTGAAAAATCCGGATGTTATTAAACATGCCTACAATGCACAGTTTGAAATTACTTGTTTGAACAAGGCTGGCTATACTACTCCATTACGTCAATGGCACTGTACGATGATACACGGAGCTTATTTAGGATATCCTATGGGCCTTGCTAAGTTAGGCGTTGCCCTAGGTCTACCTCAAGATAAATTAAAGGATAAAGCCGGTAAAGCGTTAATCCGATATTTTAGCATTCCTTGTAAACCGACTAAATCGAATGGTGGTAGAACTCGGAACCTACCTCATCATGAGCCTGAAAAGTGGCGAACCTATGTCGAATATAACAGACAAGACGTAGTCACTGAAATGGAATGTTATAAACGGCTCGCATCGTTTCCGGTACCTGATGAGACATGGAACGATTGGTACATCGATATTGAAATCAATAACCGCGGTGTTCTTATCGACCATGACCTGGTTATTGGAGCGCTTTGCATCGATGAAGAAAACACGAACATCCTTACAAAGGAAGCCCAGGATATTACCCGGCTTGCCAATCCAAATTCTACACAGGCACTCCTTAATTGGATTAACACCAATACAGGGGCTAACCTTCCAAATCTAACAAAAGATACAGTTGATAGTGCGCTTAAGAGTGATATTAATCAAGTGGCCAAACGTGTTCTTACCTTACGCAAGAAACTGGCCAAATCATCCGTATCAAAGTATGTCAAGATGGAAGAGTCCTGGGGCTCAGATTATCGCCTCAGAGGCGTGTTACAGTTCTATGGAGCCAATCGTACTGGACGATGGGCAGGACGTCTCATACAGGTCCAAAACCTACCAAGAAACTACATTGAAACTCTCGATGTAGCGCGTTCACTCGTGACACATCGTAATCGAGTAGGGCTTGAGCTCTTATATGGGGATGTAGCTGATACACTCTCACAATTAATTCGTACGGCGATAATCGCCCCGGAAGGTAAGACCTTATGTGTAGCTGATTTCTCCGCCATTGAAGCACGGGTTATCGCCTGGTTAAGCGGTGAGCAGTGGCGTCAACAGGTATTCGCCCATGATGGTGATATCTACTGCGCGTCGGCATCCTCGATGTTTGGCGTTCCAGTCGTGAAACACGGTGAAAATGGACACCTACGACAAAAGGGTAAGGTCGCAGAACTAGCCCTTGGTTATCAAGGAGGCGTGAACGCATTAAAGGCTATGGGCGCTCTTGATATGGGGCTGGCAGAAGAGGAACTTCCGGATATTGTTCGATTATGGCGTGAGGCGTCACCTCGTATTCGTGATTTATGGTACCAGGTAGAAAACGCTGCGGTGTACACAGTAACCACAGGCAACCCTATGGGCCTTGACCACGGTATTATATTTCGATTAGAAATTGATCCGATATATGGCTATCGCTACATGACGATAGAGTTACCAAGCGGGCGGAAGCTATTTTACCCTGGTGCGTATATCAAAGAAAATCAATTCGGTAAGGATGCGGTTCATTTCAAGGCACAATTCAACAACGCCTGGGTGGATGATAGCACCTACGGCGGAAAACTCGTCGAAAACATTACCCAAGCCATAGCTCGAGACTGCCTAGCCGTTACATTGAGACGATTAACGATAGCCGGGTATCCGATTACTATGCACATCCACGATGAGGCGGTTATGGAAATCCCTTTCGAGGATAAGGAGAAAACCCTTAATAAGGTTAACGCTTTATTTGGGGCTCCGATTCCCTGGGCTGAAGGGTTACACCTATCTGCCGCCGGATTTACCAGTGATTATTATATGAAGGATTAGAAAGGGCGTTGGCCATATGATTAATGACAAAAAACTAATAATTAGCGTAGGCCAAAGTCGCACGTCTAAGCAATGGATTCAAACGGAGCTGATGTGGTCCGAGTTTATCGAACGACTTCGCACGCCTCAGCGTACTACGGAGACCGTTGAACAGTATCATCAGCTTCCAAAGTCCGCACAGGCTAAACTGAAGGATATCGGGGGCTTCGTAGGTGGTAGCTTAATCGGTTTACAGCGTAAAGCGATTAATGTCACAGGCCGTGACCTTATCACCCTTGACCTCGACGCCATTGAGCCTGGCCAAACGGATAATGTAGTGCGTACAGTGGACACTTTAGGCATGGCGTACGTCGTGTACAGTACTCGTTCACACACGCCACACCGACCACGGTTACGGGTAGTCATACCAACCGACCGCACCATGACACCTGATGAATACGAGCCAATCGCTCGTAAGGTGGCCAGCTTAATCGGCATCGGCATGATGGACTCGACTACGTTCGAAGCCTCGAGGCTCATGTACTGGCCAGGATGTTCAAGTGATGCACAGTATGTATTCAGATTTGCAGATAAGCCGTTCTTATCGGCTGCCGGAATCTTAGCGGAATACACCGACTGGCGGGACGTAGCGTCATGGCCACAGGTTCCTGGTTCAGAGACTTCGGTAAGGGTAAAACAGCTTCTTACGAAGCAACAGGACCCTCTAACTAAGCATGGTATCGTAGGAGCCTTTTGTAGGCAGTACGGTATCCGTGAGGCTATCGATACGTTCTTACCTCATGCCTACGCTTACGTTGATGGCTCTCATGACCGTCTAACCTACGTCGAAGGTTCTACCATCGGCGGTGCGGTTATATATGACGACGATAAGTTCTTATACTCGCATCACAATACGGATCCGTGTGGTGGCCAACTCGTGAACGCGTTTGACCTAGTTCGACTTCATAAGTTCCATGACCTCGACGAGACGGCCAAGGACGGCACGCCACCGCATAAGATGCCATCGTTCCTTGCGATGAGTAAACTTGCCTTTGAGGACTCAGAGGTGGCCATCAGCATCCAGCAGGAACGTGCACGTGAGTCAGCTACGAACGTGTTCCAAGAATCGATAAGTAATACTAATACTACCGATGTAACTGACCTTGACGCCAACGCTATGCTCGAGACTGAATGGATGAAGTCTGCCGGCCTCAAATATAACGAGAATCAAGGGCTTAAGAAAACCCGTGATAATATTCTTAAACTATTAACACATGACCCGGCCATCAAGGGACGTATCGCATACGATAAGTTCGGAAGTCGGTATATGGCGATGGGTGCCTTACCATGGGCCCTATCAGAACATGGTAAACGCATATGGACTGACACTGATGATAGTGGCATTCAATGGTATCTTGAAAACCGATTCGATATCACCGGCAAGGATAAAGTCCTAGACAGCGTGCTACTAATAGCGAAACAAAATGCATTCAACCCGGTAACCGATTATTTAGATAGTCTTACCTGGGATGGTGTGGAACGCTTAGATACAATCTTCATCGATTACCTAGGGGCAGAGGATAACGTGTATACCCGTGCGGTAGGTCGTAAGGCCTTCGTTGCTGCGGTAGCACGTGCCTACGAACCTGGATGCAAGTATGACACCATGCCGGTATTAGTCGGTGCCCAAGGGATAGGGAAATCATCTCTTATTCGATTAATGGGCAAGGATTGGTACGCTGATGGGCTTAACACGTTTGATGGTAAAGAAGCCGCAGAAAGTATCCAAAATAGTTGGTTAGTTGAAGGCGGTGAAATGGCCGGGTATTCCAAGGCGGAAGAAAACGCATCGAAGCAATTCTTATCACGCCAGGTCGACGTATTCCGTAAGGCGTATGGTCGACGCACGGAAGAATATCCCCGTCAATGCGTGTTCTTTGGTTCCACTAACCAACACGAGTTCTTAAAGGATATCACGGGAAACCGTAGATTTTGGCCAATTCAATTAGGCCTAAAGAAACCAACGAAAAACGTATTTAAGAATTTACCCGGCGACGTGGATCAGATGTGGGCGGAAGCCAAAGCTAGATACCACCAAGGTGAAAGCTTAATTATTGAAGATAATGAGGAAGTACTTCGCCTTGCAAATTTAGCACGTGAAAGCCATATGGAAGGAAATGCTAAAGCAGGTGTGGTAGCTGAGTTCTTGAAACAGAAAGTACCTGAGAACTGGCAAGCGCTATCTATTAGTGCTAGACGGATGCAATTATCAGCAACGCATGCGGTACCTGGCCAAGAGTTAGTATTAAGGGATCGTATATGCGCGGCTGAAATTTGGTGCGAATGCTTTAACAAGGAGTTATCCTGGATGAAGAAAGCCGATAGCCGAGAAATTAATCAAATTTTAGATAACATACCGTTCTTAATCCGGTATGACAAGGTTAGAAAATATGGCCCGTATGGGGACCAACGAGGCTTTGAAATCATTCCTGGAATGATGTAATTTAGGGCGCAACATTCCGCAACAATCGTTGATTTTCTCAAAAAGAATGTTGCGACAAAAAAAATAGAATGTTGCCCCAATGTTGCGGGAATGTTGCGGAGAATGTTGCGGTAACAAACCTAGTATTTATCTATGTTTATAGTACTTATATATATAAAACGCAACATTTATATATATATATAGTAAAAATATATAAATTTAAGTACGTTTAAGGGGTTAATAGGGGTTAAATAGGGTATATACACATATGTGTGTAAAACCATGTCGTTTTTGTTGCCCCTCTAAATGAGAATGAAAAATTGGAGGTGTGATAATGGTTGAAAAACTAATCGAACAAAAACTCGTTCGGGGTGTTAGAGAGTTGGGCGGTAAGGCTTATAAGTTTGTATCGCCTGGCAATATTGGTGTGCCTGATCGGATTGTAATATGGCCAGACGGTACCGTTCAATTCGTAGAACTTAAAACGACCCGAGGTCGATTAAGCCAACTACAGGATGTGCAGTGCAAGAAACTATTGAGCCTACTGCAGACCGTTTACATCCTATACGGCCCTGAAGCCGTTAAGGACTACCTAACGAATGAAGGTGGTATTCATGGCGAGAGTTCCGTGTAAGAACTGTACCAGGCGTACACCTGGCTGTCATGGCATGTGTTCCGACTATAGCTTGTACAAATTACTTAGCAAATATGAAAAAGCGAAGGAGCATGATGATACCGTCGTACAGTCATATATCATGACAAACGTACGTAAGATTCGCCACAAGATGCAAAAGGCAAAGTACGGATGCACGGTTAAAGATTAGGAGGTGATGCCATATGATATTCAAGCCACATCCCTATCAAGATTACTGTATTTCACGAGTGATTAAGCAACAAAAGATAGGGCTATTCTTGGATATGGGTTGAATGGTTTAGGAAAAACCATCATAACCCTATCCGCTATATACCAGTTGAAATACAACTACTTCCAGGTTAAGAAGGTGCTTATCATAGCGCCAAAGAAGGTGGCGGAAGCAACCTGGCAACGTGAAGCGGCCAAATGGGACGGCGTTGGTATTCTTAGAATATCCACAGTTCTAGGTCCGTTAAAGAAACGAATACAAGCACTAAATACACCGGCGGATATCTACATCATCAATCGCGAGAATGTATCGTGGCTGGTTAGCTACTATAAGAACGCCTGGCCATTCGATATGGTGGTAGTCGATGAGTCGAGTTCCTTTAAATCTCATCGAGCTAAACGATTCAAGGACTTATCGAACATGTATAACCATATCAACCGTATGGTGCTGTTAACTGGCACACCATCACCGAATGGGCTGATTGACCTATGGGCCCAGGTCTACTTATTAGACCGTGGCCAAACATTAGGTAAGACATACACCGCCTTTAGGGAACATTATTTTGACCCAGACCAACGAGGTCGTGATGTGATATACAGCTACAAGCCAAAGGCAAATACCAATGATGCAATCATGTCAGCGATAGCGCCATTATGCATCTCGATGAAGGCTAGCGATTACTTAGACCTACCGCCAATTGTGTATGACACCGTCCCAGTCGTCTTAGACGCTAATGCTAAGAAAGCCTATGAAAGCATGGAACGTGATGCAGTTCTTGAAGTATTTGGAGCTGATGAAGAAATCACCGCCATGAGTGCGGCCGCTTTATCCAATAAACTCCAACAGTTGGCCAACGGCGCCGTGTATGATGATGAACGTAACGTCCATGAAATCCATGATTGCAAGATAGAAGCCTTCATGGAGCTTATTGAACAGCTACACGGCAAGCCGGCGTTAGTGTTCTACAACTTTAAGCACGATTGTGCCAGGTTAAAGGAAGCCTTAGCGAAAACTGATCTGCGTGTACGTGAGTTAAAAGGTGCCGATGAAGAGTTTGATTGGAACGCCGGCAAGATTGATGTACTACTGGCGCATCCCGCATCAACTGCATATGGGCTTAATTTACAAGACGGCGGAAACCATGTGATATGGTTTGGCCTTAACTGGAGCCTTGAACTATATCAACAGGCGAACAAGCGGTTACATCGTCAAGGGCAAAATGAAAAGGTTATTATCCATCACCTTATCTCCGTAGGTACACGGGATGAGGACATGATGGAAGCCTTAGAGAAGAAAGACGAAGCACAAGAATATGTCCTTCAATCGTTGAAGGCACGGATTGATAAATATGTGAAAGGATAACAACTATGAGCAGAATATGTAAGACTTGTGGAAGCCTATTCCAGGCTAAGGGCAACGAACAAGAGTGCCCTACCTGTACAGAAGGGTTCAACGATATTATGAGTATCATTAAAGGGAAAGACAGTAAGGAGACAGTAAAAGACAGTAAAAAGACAGAAGCCACACCTACTACACCGGAGTCATCTCCTAAGTTGACCACCTGTAAGGTGTGTGGTAAGGAGTTCGAGCAAACTGGCAAAGGTCGACCTGCTGTCAATTGTCCGGAATGTCGAGAGGCTTTGAAACATGAATATAAGATGCCGTCTAAGGTGAAACCTGCTGAGTCTAAAACTAAGCCAACAGTATCCGTAGCAACGGATGAGGATAAGGCTAAGCAGTATGGAAATATTGAGCCTAAGCCGGAAGTAACAGAGGCACCTACACTAGATGTACCTGTGGTTGATGGTACGCTTAACGAGACGATGAACGATGCGGTGCATCATCCACAGCATTACACCTTGCCAGGGCTAACCATTGAAAGTGTTGACGTCATTCGTGCTGTATTGACGCCAGAAGAGTTCAAAGGATGGTGTAAGGGTAATGCTTTAAAGTATTCCCTTCGAGCAGGTCGTAAGGATCCGGCGAAAGAAGTTCAAGACCTAGCGAAGGCAGGCGTGTTCTTAAGTTGGATTACCGGGGAGTAGCCTATGCATACCAGTGCTAGTTTTGAAAAGCTACTACGAGAGCATGGGCATTACCTGGATGACTTAAGCATCATTACTCTTAGATATGTCAACTATCTGGAGGAACAATACGAGAAGGCAAGCATACAAGAGAATGAAGTCATTCGCGAATATAAGGAAGCTGGTAATGACCAGTTCGATGCTAAGACATATTCGTATCCTTGGTATCATGACGAGCGTTGGGATGAAGCTACCGATACATTGGAAGCAATAGAGAATGAAGTCGAGGAGCTGTACAAGATTGTAGAAGGGATGGATTACATATGACACCGGATAGTATTGATAGGATGTGAACGTATGGGTAAACGTACGAGTAAGGGGGCACATCCTGGAATAAAGAAACTGCAAAGGCTGATGGATAGTCATAGGCGACTAACCGACGTCGAGGCGCACTTGCAACGACTGGAGCAAGAAGCACGAAGTGAGTACCCCATCACCGAAGAGCAACAGCTAAATCTCAAGACGGCGTACCGTGATTTGCTTGAAGAATCAAGGCGACTATCAAGGGAACGATATGAGCTATGGGCTATCATCCATCAGGTGCCAAGTGATTGTGAGCGTACATTCCTTGAATATCGCTACTACTTTGGCCTTGGTATGAAGGATGTCATTGAGGCGATGCGCTACAGCGAGCCACAGGTCTACCGCATACGTAAGATGGCTGTCAAGTCTTTTTGCAAACTTTTTGAAAATTTATAAAACATGATATGAAATGATAGTTGCACTTTGTGTTACCTTATGGGTGTGGGTACGGAAACGAGCGCCGTGTCCACGCACTGTAGGGTAGTTCATAGTGATACCTTTCATGTACTTACACTTCTCTCCTGGGCAGTAGCCCAAACATGAAGCGAAGCATTGAGGACTACGAACAACCGCGTAGTCCTTTTTGTTAGCTTTAATTAGAAAAGAAATACCCTAAATTGATTTAAAATTATTTTTAAAATTTTTGAAATAAAAGGTACTTCCTCGACGGAAAATCGCCGGTGGTCGCCCCCGCGCGATGTTTGTCCGCATGTGAAAAATTTTTTCAAGTAGAAAGTACCATACCAATAGACACTTACGGAAGGAGGTCCAAAATGGCCACGGAAAGACCCAAAGTCAAGTTCGATGACAACGGCGAGATCATTGTCACCACAAAAGTGCTATGCCAAATCTTGGACCTCGGTCCGGAAATGATATCACGCCATAATCGTGCAGGTATGCCGAAGGTGGCAACGGGTTGGTGGAATGTTCGCGAGGTTCTTGTTTGGCTTGGCATGTCAAAGGATAAGGATGGAACGAAATCCGCTGCTCAAAGAAAACTTGAAGCCGAAGCTGACTATAAGGAAGCCAAAGCAAAACGCGAAAAGCGAATGAACGAAGTTCTTGAAGGCCAGTATATTGCGGTCGAGGACGTAACTCGGGAATGGACTGGACGCGTTAATGAATTGAAATCATCCCTTGGGCTGTTACCTAAAGCGGTTAGCAAAGAATTTCCAGATGCAGAAACAAGGGTGATTGTAGAGAGGACGGTGAATGAGTGTGTCAACGAGTACCTCGAAAGCTACGCGCGCGACGGCGTCTACACGAAAACGAAGAAAAGTTAATTCGAAAGATTCCAGGATTCCGAATAAACAATGTCATTACAATTCATCGCACAATTCTAGTACTTCGTTTACGTGGACAGCGCAAGAACTCGCAGCATTCAAGCCTCCGGAGCGGTACACCGTTTCCACATGGGCCGATAAGTTCAGAGTACTCCCAAGCACTAGTGCAGAACCCGGGCCATGGCACACGCACCGCACTCCATTTTTACGAGAGCCTATGGATATGTTCAATAACAATCTGATTGAATCGATTGTACTGTGCTTTGGTGCGCAGATTGGTAAGACAGAAGCTGAGCTCAATATGATAGGGTTCGCACTTCATCAATCTAAGGCACCAGTAATGATGGTGTATCCAACAGATACGTTAGCGAAATTTAATAGCGATAAACGTGTTGAACCAATGATCAAGAACACAGAGCCATTGGCCCAAATGTACAACGAAAACGAAAGTTCAAAGTTAGAACTCAACTTCAACACAGGGAACTACTTAGTATTGTCCGGGGCTAACTCTCCATCGAGCCTAGCGTCAAGGGCTATCAAGTACGTATTTTTCGATGAAGTCGATAAGTACCCAGTATTCTCCGGAAAGGAAGCCAATCCAATTAAGTTGGCAACGGAACGTACGAAAACGTTCGTTGATGCCAAACACGTGATGGTATCAACTCCAACAGTTGAGAATGGCAATATCTGGACCGCTTTCAAGCAAGCTCACGCACAGAAAGAGTACTACGTACCGTGCCCACACTGTGGTGAGTATCAAAAGCTCGTGTTCAAACAGATTAAATGGCCCGATGAGGCTAAAGGCAATAAGGACCGCATCAGGGACACCGCCTATTATGAATGCGAGCATTGTAGGAAAGCGATACACGATAAGCACAAAATGGATATGCTCCGTAACGGAGAATGGCGAACCGAAAACGAGCCCGATTGTCGAGTGCGTTCGGTTGGCTACCACTTATCGTCCTTGTATTCGCCATGGATAGCGTTTGGGAAAGTCGCTTACGAGTTCTTTACATCAAAGGACTTCCCGGACCAACTTATGAACTTTATCAACTCTTGGCTAGCTGAACCTTGGCGAAGCGCTAAGACGAAAAGCACACAAACGCTACACTTCACGGAATCAACCTATGGGCGTGGCGTAGTACCGGATAAGGCAACGCTACTTATCGCTAGCGTTGACGTACAGCTTGACCATTTCTGGTGGGAGGTTAGGGCCTATGCGCCAGGCGTGAAGTCCTATCTTATCGATTATGGCCAAGCCAGTACATGGGATGACCTAGAGGAGATCATAGTCAACAGGGAATATCCAACAGAATACGGAGAATCTAGACAGGTGATGAAGGCGGGCATTGACTCAGGCTTCAGAACGGACGAGGTGTACCAATTCTGTGCAAGGTTCCCGGAAATATGTATTCCGTTAAAAGGCTCGTCAAATCATAAGATACTGACGGCGCCGTACTCAATGTCAAGCGTTGAGAAGGGCGTTATCGGAGGCCTTAAATTGTACGTCCTTAATACGGACTACTGGAAGGACTTCATATTTGCACGGATGGTACGGCCAACTGATGAAGTGGGCACAATCCATCTGTTCCAGGATTGTCCTCAAGAATATACCGACCATCTCCGGTCGGAAGAAAAACAAGAAATCCGCAACGTGAAAACGGGTGAAGTTACGGTGCAGTGGAAACCACTCACCGGGCACCCTACGAATCACTTGCTAGATACATGTACATACAATGCTGCGGTTGCAGATATTGCAGGTGTTAAATATTTAGTTGAACCAGCTGACTATGAGGAAACTGAAGAAGTTGAAGCCTACGAAGATTACGGCGTAGGCATAGGCAATACTGGGCATTGGTTTAGATAGGAGGTGAACCATGAGCGATGTAAATGAACAACTTGAACGGGTCCGTCAAGTGATTGAGGATATCGAAACTAAAGGGTATTCTGAATTGCAAATCGGCGGTAAGCGTTTCAAGGCAATTGACTTACCAGTACTATACGCACGAGAACAAACATTGATGCAACGTGTACATGAGGAGTCAAACGGATATCAAACGGATGCATTCGTAACATGGGGCGGACGATGAATATTATTGACAAAATAATAGGATGGGTAAGCCCACAACGTGCATATGAGCGCCAAGCCTATCGTGATGCACTACGTCAATATGATGCGGCATCTATGGACAGGCTAAGCAGTGACTGGCAACCTGCGTATGGTACGGCCGAGCAACTTGCAACAGGTTCGCGTGATATAATCCGAGGACGTGCAAGGGCGGCAGAAATGAACAGCGACTTAGCTGAGTCGGCTGTTATTGCATTGTTACGAAATGTAATCGGCACGGGTATTATTCCGCAAGCAAAAGTTAGAAATCGTAACGGTAAATTAAACAACGATCTAAATAAGAAAATTGAAAAAGCATGGGCCAAATGGGCCGAACCTGAAAACGCTGACATTAGGGGCATTTCTAATTTCTATGAACTACAAGAAATGGCGCTAAGACGTATGGTGTATGACGGTGAGATTTTAGTCAATAAAACTGCACAAGGCTCGTACTTACCATTATCCATTCAGTTGATAGAAGCCGAGAATATTGGCGCAGTAAGTATTACAAACGGCAAGAATAATATCATCAATGGCGTTGAAGTTACAGAACATGGCAGGCCAGTAGCGTATCACGTAAGTCAAACGGACCCGATGGGGTTACGTTCCTTTGATACAGTTCGATTAAGCACTGACCAGGCATTTTTATTATTTAAACCGAAACGACCGTCTCAGATTAGAGGTATAAGCCTATTAGCTTTAGTTTTACGCCGAATACACGATATCGACGAATACATGGATGCGGACTTGATTGCGGCCCGTGTTGCAGCGTGTTTTAGCGTTTTTGTAACCTCGCAAAATTCAGCACGACAATCAGCATTATTGCCACGTGATAAAAAAGGAAGACCTAACATTACAATGGCACCAGGCATGGTTAGGCATTTAAGTCCTGGTGAATCAATTGAGTTTGCAGACCCTAAGCGTAATGCAGGAACTGCAAGCGAATACTCGGCAACTCAGACCAGACGTATTGCGTCCGGTCTCGGTATGAGCGCTGACATCGTAGCGCGTAATATATCTGGGAATTTCTCAGCGGCAAGGCAAAACTTGTTAGAGGACCAAAAGACATTCCGTCAAGTGCAGAAATTTGTAATCACACACTTCTGTATGCCGATTTGGAAAGCCTTTATTGATGCCCTTTACTTAGCCGGTGAATTACCTTCTGACTACTTGGCGAACAAGGACAAATACCAAAAGGTAGCTTGGCTTGCTCCAGGGTGGTCATGGATTGACCCTGTTAAGGAAGTTAACGCCAATAAAGAGGCTATTAAATCCGGTCTTACAACTTTAGAGGATGTGTGCGCATCATCTGGACGTGACTGGGAAGAAGTTCTTGAACAACGGAAACTCGAACAGGACAGAGCCAAGGAGCTCGGGGTGTTACTAGATTATTCCAGTGAGTTGCAACCATTGATGGACCCAGATAGCGGCGATAACGTCCAACAATCATAGGAAGGAGCTGATGGCTAACAATGGACGAAAATGAAAAACGTAGCATTTATGGTAACTATTGCCGTGAATCTACGATTGACCAAGTCGACTCCGACAATCGGACGGTAGAGCTTTCCTTCTCATCCGAAACGCCATATGGCCGTTGGTTCGGCGATGAAATCCTTTGTCATGACGAAGAATGTATCAATCTCGATAGATTTAACGATGGCTTAGGTACCGTGCTATTTAACCATGATCGTGATGCGGTCGTGGGGCATATCGAAAAGGTGTGGATTGAAGATAATCGAGGTAAAGCGTTAGTACGCTTTGACGATGATGAAAAATCCGACGCCATATTCAAGAAAGTCCAATCCGGTACGCTTCAAGGTGTTAGCGTTGGATACTCTATTAACCGCTATGAAGTGCTTGATGAGAAAGATTCTGTATCTAGTAATGGCAGATTCAAAGGGCCGGGCACATATGTAGTAACGGATTGGGAACCTTTAGAAATCAGCATTGCATCCGTACCTGCAGACCCCACGGTCGGCGTAGGTCGCAGTGCAGATGATATTCAAATTCATACAAGTATTGACACACAGGAGGAAAACAAAGGTATGGATGAAAATGAAAAATTAACTGAAACTCCAGAAGTGAAATCCGCTCCAGTTGAAGGCGGTATCACAAAAGAACAATTGGCGAAAGCTATGGAAGAAGAACGTAAACGTACTTCCGAAATTACTGCTATGTTCCGCGACTTCGATGTTGAAGGCGCAGACGAAGCAATCGTATTGGGCAAATCCGTTGACGAAGCACGTGAAATGGTTATGGACCAATTACGTGCACGTAACAAAGGTGTATCTGTAACAATGGGCGAAGCTGAATCCGATAAATTCCGTGCAGCCGCACAAGATGCTGTATTGCTGGCAGCAGGCATTCAAGTAGCAGAAGCTGCACCAGGTGCACAAGAATTACGTGGTCACTCTATGGTTGAGTTAGCACGTGAAGCTTTGCAACGTGAAGGCTTGAAAGCTAACTTCGGCGATAATATGGAATTGGCTCGTGCAGCAATTAATTCCACATCTACATTCCCTGCTATTATGTCTAACCTTGCCAATAAATCTGTAATGGTAGGCTTCAATGAAGCTGAAACTACTTACCAAATCTGGGCAGGTAAAGGCTCTAACCGCGATTTCAAAGAAGCCGCACGTTATGCATTGTCTGAAGCAGGCAACCTTGAATTAGTTCCTGAAGGTGGCCAATTCAAACAAGACTCCTTAGGTGAGGCATCTGCTCGTACTAAAGTAGCTACTTATGGTAAATTGTTCAGTTTAACTCGCCAAGCGATCATTAATGACGACTTAGGCTTATTCTCTAAACTTGCTACTAAGTACGGTTCCGCTGCTAAACGCCTAGTCAATAAAATGGTATATGCTCAATTAACTGGTACCGTTAAAATGCAGGATAAAATAGCTTTGTTTGACGCTAAACATGGTAACGTTGCTGCAACTGGTGAAGCATTGTCCGTTAAAGCAATCGCAGAAGCAATTACAGCTATGCGCCGTCAAAAAGGTATTAAAGGTGAAGCTACTCTTAACATCACACCTAAATACTTAGTAGTTCCTCCAGAGCTTGAAATGACTGCATATCAAATCGTTAACTCTACTGCAGCAGTTGACGGTTTAAATTCCGGTGTAATTAACCCTTACAAAGGTCGCTTCATCGTTGTATCTGATGCAGAATTGACTGATCCAGATGCTTGGTATTTAGTAGCGGATGCTACTCAACATGACACTATTGATGTTACTTACTTGAACGGCGTTGAAACTCCACGTCTTGAAACTCGTCAAGGCTTCGAGGTAGATGGCATTGAATACAAAGTGGCATTTGATGTAGGTGTAGACGCTATCGACTTCCGTGGTCTTTATAAAAACGCAGGTAAATAATTAGGGGGTAACGATATATGATGACACAATTCGTACAAGAAACTGACCGCATTGACATTACTGCAACAGAAGAGGTCAAAGCCGGTAATATCGTAGAAGCTGGCGCACTTCACGGTGTAGCTATCACAGATTTAAAACCGGGTGAAGTAGGCGCCATTAAAGTAACCGGCGTATTCAAAGTAACTGCCAACAGAGCAGATACTTTTGTGGTCGGTGACGTAGTTAACTTTGACACAGATAAAGCTGTTAAAACTGGCGGTAAACCATTGGGTATCGCAGTAGCACCTAAAACTGCTACACAAGATACTGTTACCGTTATGCTCGTGCAAGCTGTCAAAGTTGGTGCATAGTAATAGCTATATTATGAGGATAACGGGGCCACATGCCCCCGTTAAACCTATGAGGTACAAATATGTATACATACGATGAAAGCGTCCTCCTGGGGGCATTTGGTGAGAAAATCACATATGAAGGTAAGACCATCAAGGCGAGCGTGGAAATCGGTGAGTACGATGGCAAGGGTTCAGGATTTGTAACCGGCCTAGCTGATAAAGCGAAGATTTGGGTGCGGACTAAGGACATACCACTCCCTAAGACGAAGGATGAAATATTTATCCACGGCAAAAAATGGTATGTGGATCATATATCCGATAGCGATGATAGGATGCACTGCCTAGAAATCGTGGCCAATGTAAGGACGGTGAGACCATGAGTAATGAGCCTATCACCATTAATGATGGAGCTACACCGTATCTTGAATTTATCGCTAAGACGAAACCAGACTGGATGCGTAAGGCGATGAAGTCCATGGGCTTCATGATGTCTAAGGCTATCAAGGAGGGCATTAAATCCGGAGCGCCAGGCGGTAAGAAATACGCCAATTTCATGCCACCGGCTATGAGGGCACAACTTGAAGCAGCATTCGGCGCCAAGGTTCGTAGGGCTTATCGAAAAGGTGGTAAGGCTGACCGTGAAGGCTGGACACATAAGTCTCGTGATGAACTTATCGCAGGTGGTGTAAAAGCCGGCACAGTTGGTTATACGCCTCTTGGTAAGATGTACCGGGCCGTAGGGTACCAGTACGACGCTAAGTCTGAATCGGTTAAAGTTGGATGGCTATCTAATTCTGCTAAGAAATTAGGGGAACAGATAGAGAAGGGCTACACCAAGGAAATAACAGAGAACATGCGTAAGAAATTATTTGCGCATGGGTTCCAGTTGGCCAAGGAGAAAACGACCTTCACCATTAAACCTCGTGAAACCTTCGGTCCGATGCGTAACGCCCTTCAACCTAAACTCGTACCGTTCCTTGAAAAGAAAATCGGTGAGTACGCACTCGGTAATACCTCATGGGGCTCCAGTAATCGAGTATACAAAGTGAGGTAGCTATGCAAACAATTCCACTCGCAGTGATTGCGAACCGCTGGGTTGAGGCTATTAAGGATAATGATCATATCAATGAGTTCTGCCAAGCAAAGTACGGCAAGGACCTATCCATATTCGTAGGGTATGACGATGCAGGGGCTCCTCTTGAGGAGGATTGCCCATGCGTTATTGTCCTTATGGATAGTAAGTCCGAAGGGCTTGCTGATTCCTATTCGTATACACTCCAACTCGTATGGGGTGTACATCGGAAGGAAGCGGAGCGTAATGGCCGTGTCATTACCTATACAGGGGCCTTCGAAACCGATGAACTTGGCCAGTTACTCATTGAATGTATTATGGCCGTCAACCCTAATTATCCAGTCATTAACATTGACTATGAAACGGATAATGTATCGTGGCGCCCTGTGTATCCAGGAAAGGCCACATTCACAATAGAAATACCGCACGTAATCGGCGGTCACGTTGAATATTAATAGGAGGATAACATGGCAGTAGCTAAACGTGCGCAAGGCGCACAATCCAAATTAACAATGGCTTTTGAAACTGACTTTGGCGTTACACCGTCCACCGGTGGCGTGGTTATGCCAATCATTAGTTCCTCTTTAAAAGCAAGTCAAAATCTAAATGATTCTAATGTAATTCGTGGTACACGAAATCCAGCTGCGCCTAGCCGTGGTAACATCGATGCATCCGGCAGTATTACACCACCGGTCGATGTAATCGGCTTCGGCTATTGGTTGAAATTAGCCTTTGGCGCGCCTACTTCCACAGCCGGTGCAGGCTCCGTGCATAAGCATGTGTTCAAAATCGGTCCGGATATGCCATCCGCTACATTCGAACAAGGCTATAAGGATATTAGTACATATCAACAATTTAGTGGCGTTCGTATGAATAAGATGGCGCTTAACTTTGGCGGTGACTCCGAGTTAACAGCCACTATCGATGTAATGGGATGTAAGGAAACAATGGCGGCGGTGCCATTTGATACAGCACCTACTCAAATTGCATTTACACCGTTTGAAAACCTTGAAGCTACAATCAAAGAAGGTGGCGTGACAGTTGCTAACGTATTGTCCCTAAGCCTTAACATTGATTTCGGCTTGGACGGTGATTCCTACGCTATCGGTAATAAAGGGTTCCGTACCTATATTGATACAGGTATCGTCGGTGTATCTGGCACATTGAAAGCGTTCTTCCAAAACATGGACCTTTTGAATAAAGCCGTAAATGGTACAGAATCTAGCCTTGAATTAAATCTTACTAAAGGTGATAACTCCTTGGTTATCAAATTACCTGAATTGATTTACGAACGTAACTCCCCAGGTATCGATGGTCCTAAAGGCGTTAACATTGAAATGCCATTCAAGGCATACTACGGCGATGATGCTGAGGCATCTGCCGTGCTATTCGAATTGACTAATACGCAAGCAGCGTATTAATAGGAGGTAATGATGAAGATTCAAGGTAAGGAACTAAAAGCAAGAGCCCTCACATGGTCTGAACGTGAAATGTTGATTAAAGCAGGATTGGACTTCGTATATTGTCCAGTCGAAGAAGATGATCAACTAGCAGGTATCATTCGTAGCCGTGACATTATGCGATTCATCTTGATGGATGTATATGGCCTTAGTGATGAGGACCTTAATACTGTATCTGACAAGGAAGCTATGGACTTTGCAGGTAAAGTTATCACAGCTACATTTCAGGTACAAGAAGCAACGGAAAAAAACTAAAAGAGGTGTGGGGGTGGATGTCCTCTGACCGTCCGAAGTATTGCCAAGGGTGTAGGGAGTTACAATCCGCCACCCGGCAGTCCTTCGACTGTTCGGAGTGTGAATACAATCCTCCGCACCTATTATTTGGTACAAAATTGGCTATGAAGCTGTATACCCTATCACGTAGTCAACGCATATATCACACAGGAGGGTTAGCAGGATTTGATTATCCGGCTATCCGCACAGTTGCGGAAATGAATAATATCAACCTGAGTCCGATGTTATTCAACCTCATGTGGATATTAGAGGGTTTAGAAATGGAGGCGATGAATAAGGATGTCGAATAATGTAGTAGATATCGTAGTGCAACTGACCGATAAGAATACGCAAGCCGGTTTAGAGAAAATCGCAGCCGCCTCTAAGGGTACAGTTGCAGAGCTAGCAAAGTTAAAAACAGAAATGTTGACCATTGGAGCTGGTGCCGGTATCACCGGTCTAGGGTCAAAGCTTGCAAAAGAGGCACTCGACTGGAATTTATCTGTTAAGAAAATGCAGTCCTTAACAGGTGCCACCGCGGAGCAAGCTAGTACCTTTATCTCCGTGGCCAACTATATGGGCGTAGCTACCGACGTAAGCACTACGGCGTTTGCCAAGTTTGCGAAGGCGGTATCAATCGCGCAAGATAAAATGCAAACGGCCTCCGCAGAGGGGAAGCTCGCGACCGATATGTTCAGTCGGTTAGGGATTAGTATTGATCAGATTCAAGGGAAGAACACGCTTGAAGTATTCCAGATTATCCAAGAACGCCTAAGAGGCATGAAGGACGGAGCGGAGAAAACTCGCGTCGAAATGGAATTATTTGGTAAAACCGGGTACCAACTCCATGGCATGTTGAATATGTCTGCAGAGGCGATGAAGCAAGTCGAGGACCGGGCACGTGCTATGGGCCTTATTATTGATGATGAAGCGGCTAAGAAATCAGCGCAGTTTAATCGCCAATTAAAGGACATGGAGCAAACCGGTAAGCGTTTGGCCATCATGATTGGCCAAGAGTTATTGCCAGTGATTATGGACTACACGCAATGGGCTATCGACTTAACAAAGTCCTATAGTAGTATGGCCTCCGAACAAAAGGAAGCTATCTCGGGGGTAGTGAAATTTAGTTTCGAGGCCGGTATTGCGGTAACCGTGATTCAGTCCGTAACGACAGCATTGAAATTCATGAGACTTGCTACATTAGCGGCTGCAGGTCCTTGGGTAGCTTTGGCTAGTGCTATTGCGTTGGCGGGTAAAGCATTACTTGACTATCGATACAAGGAGCGTACTAAAGGTACTGACCTCGGTGTTGAAGTCAATGGTATGAAGGCCCATCGGAACATGAACTCCGATAAGGGTACCAGTGAAGCCTACATGGCGAACCACGACGGCCGGTACTGGGTTGAGGATAGTTCCTTTTTCGGACTTATTAAGAATGACCGCCTAGCCACTAAGGAGGAAGGCGCTCAAATTGACGCGGCGATGAAAGCCAAAGAAGAGGCTGATGCGGCGAAGAAGAAAGCTGAAGAGGAACAGGCCAAGTTAGACCAGGAAATCGAGAACGCTAAGAACGGCTTATCAAATAACGAAGCCATTAATAAGGCTAATGAGGAAGCAGGCAAAGCGGCGAAGGCTCAAGAAGCTGCAGCTAAGAAAGCAGAACAAGCGGCTGAAAAATTAGCTAGCTCCGTGGAGCGTCTTAACGACATGATTCGAAGCCTAACGCTCCAATCGTTGGAGATTGACGGTAGCCAGTACGAAATTGATAAGCTCAATGCTAAGAACCAATATGAATCGAACAATAAGAACATTCGAGATATTATTCGTTCCGCAGCGGGGCTTAATAGCGTAGGCGGTGGTAGCGGTGAAGCTTCCGGAGTATTAGCTGCAGCTAATGCTCAACTTGGCAAGGCTTATTCACTAGGTGCCGATGGTACTTGGGCCACGGACTGTGGCAAGCTATTTGCGGATTCTGTTAAGGAGACCTTCGGAAAGGACGTACCAAGATATGTTCCTTCCATTATGGATGCGGCAGCTGCTGCGGGTGCATGGCATCCAGCTGGTGATGGATATACACCTCAAGCAGGTGATGGCGTTGTAGTCCTTGGCGATAATCACATCGTAATCTCTGACGGTAACGGCGGATACACTGGTGCTAATTCTAGCACAGGGGTAGTTGCTAAGCAGTCTGTTGAAGGTGATTTCGGGGCGGTTACTGGGTATGTTGATACCGCTAAATTGGTAGGCGCATCTGCAAGCGCATCGGCTTCTAACGATGCCCTTAAGAACGCTAACGCGCAAGCGTTGGCCAACTCCAACCTGGTAGCAGAAGCAAGGGCCAAGAATGAGGAAGTATATCAAAAGAAACTTGCGGAGGCGGAACGGAATCAAACTATCCGCGTTCGCAAGATGAATGAGGATATTACGAAACTTGACCTTGAACGTACAGGGGACAGACTCCAACTTATCAAGGCTGAGTCCGATGCACAGAAGTCTCAGATTGAGGATAACGTTCGTGAGTATACCAAGGCCGTAGGGGACAAGAAACTCGCCGAGAAGAAGGCAGAGTCGGAACGATTGAAACTTGTAGCCGATACTGAGCAGAAAATCAGAGAGCTTGCCTACACGCAAACGACTGAAGCATTAGATCATCAGTCCAACCTGGTGAAACTTGGCCACCTTACACAGGACCAGTCCGATGCCATCTTGGCGGAACAACTGCAAGCCTACATCGACTATTCCAAGGACGAGCTAGCTAATGCACAGATGACGGCTACGCAACGTCTACAGATTGAGAAGAACCTAGTTGAGGCCCAACAAAAGCTATGGGAGATGGCAGGGCGTAACTTGAAATCTCGATTGAAGGAAGCAGCGCGCCAATATCAAGAGGAAACAGTGAACTACGCTGACCTTGCGAAGTCAACCTTTGATAGCACGATGAGTAATATCAATTCGACGTGGACAAGTAATCTCGAGGCTATGGCCACGGGTACGAAGTCCTTCAGTAAAGGGCTAATCAGCATATTCAAGGATATGACGAATAGCATTATCAAGATGATGGTGAACCTATCCTTCCAACAATATCTACAACCTAAGCTACAAAGCCTATTCGGTGGAGTGGTAGGAGGTATAGGAAATATTGGTGGAGGCGGTCGTACCTTCTCCACAGGTAGGTCCTTTAGTTCAGCGTTCAGTAGTCGAGGGTTCTCTAGGTTCGCATCCGGCGGGGTGGCGCCTACGGGTATGACATTGGTCGGTGAAAACGGACCAGAGATCCTTCAGTTCAACGCTTCCCATCGCATCTATAATGCCAGTCAAACTCGTAAGATGCTAGGTGGTAACCAGGGGAATAACGTTACTGTTAACATCATCAACCAATCTGGCCAAGCCCTTGAATCTGAGCAACAAAGCTCGAGATTTGATGGAGAAAACTACATCATTGATGTAATGGTTAAAGCCGTAACAAATAATAAAGGAGGTGCGCGGGATGCTATTAAAGCAGCCGCAGGTTAATCATGGCAACATTTCCAAACATTAGATATCCAATATATCCAATCCAAGAAACTACACCAGATATGACATATAAAGGCCAAGTGGAGAATATGACGATTATTAGTCGCCGTAAGACCACTAAGGCCCTACGGTCATACAATGTGAACTATAAGGTGCCTACCTCCGAGTACTTACGGCTCAGGGCGTTTTTCGATGAAGTTAATTGTTCGACGGTATTCGATTGGACGAACCCTGAAACGAAGGAAACTATCAAGGTACGATTCAGCGATCAGTTAGACTTCGCAGCGAATGACTACGGCATATGGGTTGGCACCGTGAAATTACAGGAGGCATAACATGTTAACACTTTCAACAGCTTCTATCTTGGAGAAAAACAAAATAGACGCCACAGGTGTATGGCTCATGCTCCTTGATATTGAATACAAGGGCGATATCGTCCGACTCGTGTATAACACTGAGGATATCACCTTTCAAGAGAACAAGTACATTGCGTTTCCGTTTAAATTAGCAGATGTCAACCATAACTCGACTGACCTTCCAAACGTTAAATTGTCCGTGTCCAATGTGACACGGACTATCCAACGCCTGGCGGAGGATAATCAAGGGTTCACGGGTGCGAATGTCATTGTCCGTGTAATAAATACAAATGTACCGAATGTGTGCGAAGTAGAAGAACACTTTGTTATTACAGGCTCAGTCGCTAATGCAGAATGGATGGAGTTCACACTAGGTACGGATTTTAGTTTTACTCGTCGATTCCCCTTAGTCCGCATCATGAAGGACTTTTGCCCGTTTAAGTTCAAAGGGGTTCAGTGCGGATATAAAGGTACTGAGACCGAGTGTAATAAGACATTGTCACGATGTCGAGCACTAGGTAATAGCGTTCGTTTCGGTGGCGAGCCTACGATTCCACAGGGAGGTCTGTATGCATCTAACAAGTGATATGACTGACATGATTGGTACTCCATTCGAGGAGCTCAAATGTTGGGATGTAGTGGCTGAGGTGTATCGCCGTAATGGTGTTACGCTTCCAAACTACACAGATATTCCTATGGACGAGTGGCAAGAGGTCAAGGAACCAACGGAGGGTAGTGTGTTGGTCTTTTCGCTAAAAGGCAAGGAACTTGACCACGTTGGCGTGTATTTAGGTGATGGTCGATTCATTCACGCTACTAAACCAAGCGGTGTATGTATCGAACATATTTCTAAATATGTTCCTAGGCTTAAGCATATATACGATAGAAAGGAGTAGCCGATGATTAATGTAGTGCTTGTAAGAAATCCGTTTAAACCGGATCAGCATGAAACACAATACCGCCCCTATAAGGCGAACAGGCCATTGAGCTTTTACGCTAAACAAGATGGCGACTGGGTATACTCCATTAATGGCCAAGAGGCTACGCTCGATACCATTGTTAATGATGGTGACTATATCGTGGCCATGCCTCAAATCGATGGCAAGTTCTTTGGAATCATCTTAACCATAGGCCTTAGTATCGCCACAGGCGGTATCGCTAGTGGTGCGATATTTGGTATTCAAAGTCTAATATGGCGTACAGTACTATCCATGGCCATTGGTATGATTGGCAATATGCTGGTCAATAAGTTAACTCAGCCAAAGGCTGACCGGTCCCATACGGACTCCGCACAAGCTAACACGTATGGATGGGGTGGCGCTAAGACTGTAACCGGTCAAGGGTACCCTCTAGCCGTGACATATGGCCGTATGAAGAGCGCAGGGCTCCTCTTATCGCGTCACATTATCAGCGATGGTGAAAAGCAGTACCTCAACCTCTTATATTGTGCCGGTGAGGGCGAGTTATCCAAAATCGAGGATATCCGTATCAACGCTAACCCTGTTAGCAACTACCAGGATGTGCAAGTGGACATCCGATTAGGTACCAATGACCAAACAGTTATCCCTAATTTCAACGATAACTACGCGGATCAAGTACTCAACTATGAACTTAAAACCGGGTGGAGTACGCAACGGGTGCAGGGTGACGCGTGCAATGCTATCGAGATAACTATCAGTTTCCCTAATGGCTTGTATTACTCCAACGATACAGGCGGTATGGATGCTACCTCGGTTACTCTTGACGCGGAAATCCGCAAAGTTGGTGAGAATGAAGAGTGGCATAAGCTACCGCTATCCAACCAAAAGGGTATGCAAGCCTTCGTTAAGAAATCCGGAGACGGATGGTCCTTCACGCGTCAAAAGTCTGATGCAGAAATCGCTGAGGGTGACTATAAGGGCAAGGTTACAGAGGCTACTAACACCGCGTTCTATCGAGTGTACCGATTTGATAACCTCGATAAGGCACAGTATGAAGTCCGTGTTCGCTGTTCCAGTAAGGATGGCAACTCAATCCGATACAGTAATAAGGTGTACTGGAACCAGTTAACACAGATTATATACGATGACTTCGTCCATCCAGGTAAGGCTCTTATCGGTATTAAGGCTTTGGCCACATCTCAGCTAAATGGCTCTGACCCTGAAATATCTTGGATACAAGAACGCTCTGCCGTGTACGTATTCAACCCATATCAACAAAAGTACGAAGTCCAGCGCGCGGATAACCCGGCATGGGCGGCGTATGATCTACTTCATATGGCTCGTAAGTTTGGCGATGAATACGTCGTGTTTGGCCAACCTCATGGACGTATGGACTACGATGCATTTAAAGCCTGGGCCAATAACTGCGATAAGAATGGGTTCACCTTTAACTATATCTACGACAGCGCTAGTCGGTTATGGGATGCGTTAAAATATCCGGAAAACGTAGGACGCGGTAAAGTCATTCCCCAGGGGACCAGGTTCACTTGTGTTAGTGATTATAAGTCGACACCGGTACAACTATTTACTGTGGCCAACATTAAGCAAGGCAGTTTCTCCGAAGAGTTCCAAGGTATCCAAAGCCGTGCTAACTCCGTGGAAATCTCTTTCCTTAATAAGGATAAGGACTATGAACGCGATGTTATCCCGGTATACGGCGATACCTACGATGAATCGGATACACTTACCAACCCGGCACAAATAGAGCTCATGGGATGTACTAGCCTAGACCAGGCGTTCAAACATGGTAAGCACTATCTACGATGCAATAAGTACGAGGTGCGTACAGTATCTATTGAAGCCTTCACCGATGCCATCGCGTGTACGATAGGGGATATTATTCTTATCCAACATGACGTACCTGAATGGGGCGAAGGAGGTCGAGTGATATCGGCTAACGGTAGCACTATTACCCTTGATAAGGAAGTATCGACATTACCTGGTAAGCAGTACCAACTACTTATTCGTAACAATACCACTGATGCGGTGACTACGCTTACCGTATTAAGTGCCATCGGGCGGAACGTCACTGTTAAGGAAACGATTGCAGTCGAACCTGGTAGTGTGTATGCCTTTGGTGAGTTAACCAAAGCAGCTAAACCATTTAGGGTGCTAGCTATCACCGAGGGAGGTACAGACCTTACTCGTAAGATTCAGTGCATGGAATACTATCCGGAAGTATATACAAGTGATGATGGTACTGTTCCAACTATCGACTACAAGTCGGAGGTTGGTAGTGATATCGAGGATATTGGCCTCGTAAGTGATGTATACGGCGCTAATGGCATTATGTATTCACGAATTGCAGTTCGTTGGCAACTTCCTCGTGATGGCAAGATAACTAATGTAGTTGTTAACTATCGGAACGCTAAAAGTGATACCTGGAAATATGTGGGGAACTTCCCCGCATCACCTAATAGCACAGAGATATCCGATGTACTATTAGGGGCAACCTATGAGGTTAAGGTGCAAGCTATTAACGATTTAGGACAACTCACCACTGGGGTTACTAAGGAAATCGTCATTCCGCGCATGCAGGCGCCTGGTGATGTGCAGAACCTACACGTCATTAGTCGATATAATCTAACCGCCGATAAAAGCGTGTACTATGACCTTCAAGTTATGTTCGAGCCACCGGCGAGTCCTGGTAACTTTGACAGTGCTGAGGTGTGGTACATGCTTAAATCTAAGAATGGCCAAGCCGTAACCGGTCAAGATTGGCAGTACGCGGGTAGCAGTAACAGCCAGGTTATTATCAAAGCATTAGGCCCTGGCGAAGAGTACGAGGTTAAGGCCGTAGCCGTGGATAGGTTCGGTAATCGTTCTGATACTGCTCAAGTTGTGGATGTCGTAGTCAAAGCGATGGACGAAGTACCGGACATGCCTAAGAACTTTACAGTAGCCTTTAAGGACCACGCTACCGCATCATGGAGCGATGTTCTAAACGCTGATGTGGACTATTACGAACTACGCACCGATAATGACCCAGGCAAGGATACTAACGCACTGCTTGCAAAGGTAAAAGGTACATCCGCTAACTTACCTCTTACTAAACGAAGTGGCACGGTGTACTTGTACGCACGAAGTACGCTCGGTAAGTATTCGACACCTGCAACGTATTCGTATAACTTGCCCCAGTTAGAGGCGCCTACGTTTGAGATCAAGGACCAACTCGGAGGGTTCAGCCTGTACTTTGGGGCGAAGCCACCACAGGCTTACATTATCCGTTGCCATGTCATAGGTGATGATCGTACAGACGATTTAGAGACCACATCGAGCATGCTCACGTACTCTAATAAAGCCGGTGTATATCGTGTGCGGTGTGAATATGTCGACGTGTTCGGTAGTAGCTTAGCCGCTGAGAAGTCGGTCACTATTAAAGATAGAGTCGATAAGAGCCTACTTGATGCGGAAGCATTAGGGCTAAAAGCTATGGATGATACCATCCAAGCTATGAGCTCTGAAGTCGGAACGATGAAAACCTCCATTAATGGGTTTGAATCTAAATTGGTTCAACTTGATAAGGGCATTACCCAAAAAGTATCTGACCTTAATAAGAACCTATCTGGTCAAATTACTACGCTATCCAATGGTATCGACCTTCGGGTAACACAGGCTATCGGAAGTATGAGTGGTAAGGATATTGTAAGCCGGATTAACTTATCACCGGAAGGTACCCGAATTGACGGCAAGATATTGCACGTAACTGGCCAAGCACTGTTCGATAAGAACATCATCACGGAGGGTATGCTCCAAGCTAACTCCGTGAGTGCGGATAAGATACAAGCCCGATCCATTAGCAGTGACAAACTTCAAGCGGATAGCGTTACCGCTGATAAGTTAAAGGTGGATAGCTTAGACGCTATCACGGCAACAATCGGAACATTGCGAACTAAAACGAGTGGCGCAAGAGTTGAGATATCCGATAACTTAATCCGTGTATTTGATGATAACAATGTACTGAGAGTGAGGTTAGGGGTGTTTAGATGATAATTCTAATAATCTTAATTCTGCTACTATTAGCGATGGCGGTTATAGTACTAATAATAAGGAGAAAACATAAAATGCCACACGGGATTGAAATATATAACGAATATGGAGAAAAAATACTGTCTACTGATGCGAGGTTGACTCGCTCGTTAATGTGCGTCCCTTGCACATCGTGGACTGGGTCAGCAAAAGTAATAGGTAAACAAAAGGATACAACTATATACGTTATTCCTTTTGTATCCGTTTCTTATAAGGGGAACTTCCCAACAACGAAATTTATCAAAACTTGGATTAATCAAGATATGGTGTACTGGGAATATACACGGATTAATAACCATTTCTTTGATAATGATACGTTGGCGATTGTATTGTTTATAGGAGAATACTAATATGAGCGCAACTTATCTCGAAGTCAACAATGACAAAAATCAAATCATCATTAACGATGAGTACAGAAATTTTAAATTGCACAGCGTCGTGCCAAAAGTTGTTAGCCTATTTTTCAACACGCGTGTTGCGGCTGATGATAGCGGAAGAATGTATTTGAACTTTATTAAACCTATTAATGAAGATTGTGTTATCGCCTCGGCTTTTGGGCGTCAAATATGTATGGTGTACCCTCATTATAGAATGCACACACACCCTCAAGCATTATCGCCAGAATCGTCGGGTGTTGATTGTTACTTATTTGATAACTATACATCTCGGGATACTAATTCTACGGGCAAGGTTCGAGCAGGATTGCAGGTATTTAACGAACAGGGGCAAACGTTATTTGATTCAGATTATCCTGCTTTGCGCATATTAGATTATATCGATATTGATATAAATGACTGTAAACCTTGGCAAGACCCAAAGGATGATCGTTATCTAAAGTTTGATAATGATATATTGTCTCGTTCATACAATGTTCAGTCTATTGCAGTTTGCTTGCTCAACTCCCCTCCATCTCCTTTTGGTCCATCGGACGGCGTGTATTCAGCGGAATACCTTGGTTATGGCGTATCTATCAAAGGCGGAAACACATTGACCCTAGGAGCTACATGGCAAACAGGTATAACGACCAAAGATGCATTAGCAGAGGCTGGCGTTGATTCGCGGCTAAGGTTGCTAGTTGCCGACGTAAGTAATCTTAGGAAATCGTAATTTGACATATGAATGAGAGGCACAACGAATGATTGAACAAGACATCACAATATACGCGGGGCAGGACTTCAGTATGACGTACATCGTGCCACCTGGCTCCGATATGGACCTAAGTCAATACCAGGCCGTCTGCAAAATTCGTAAACGGCCTTATGATGATATGAAATTAGAGTTAACACCTGTGGTACAGTCTAAGCAGGTAGGGTTTTTCATTAGCGGAAAGGATTCCGCTAAGGCCCAATTAAAGGGTGGCGATTATCTGTATGACGCTTTTATCTACAATGATACTAAGTGGATAAAGCTAGGACAGGGGACCGCTACCATCGTTCCAGATATTTCCATGCATAAATAAGGGGGGCATACGATTATGGAAACAAATGAATTAGTATTGAAATTTGACACAGAAACTACACTTCCACTAATTGAAGGGTTAGGCAAAAGCGCCTATGCTATTGCGGTGGCTCATGGGTTCAAAGGGACTGAACAGGAATGGCTTGATAGCCTGAAAGGTTTACAGGGTCCTCAAGGTGAACCGGGTCCTAAAGGCGAACCATTCCGATATGAGGATTTCACCGCCGAACAGTTAGAGGCACTAAAAGGCCCTAAAGGTGATAAGGGCGAGGACGGCCGAGACGGCGCAAGTGCCACGGCCGATAATGCTCATCAGTTGTTGCTGCAAGGTAATGTGTGGTGTGAAAGTGCCGAAATTGACGATGTACTAACAGCCATGATTGGAAACATTGGTAAGCCGTTTCCTCGGACAGAATTTAAGCCATTGACTATTCCAAGCGTGATTCAAGGGCAACAAATTGTACCCGTTACAGGTGAGCCACATTACAGCGTTAAGGTAGTCGGTAATGATACACCTTTCACTCTCGATAGTACTGGTGCTTGCGCTGTTACTATTCCGCCATTAGGTGAAGATGATATAAAACTCACTTATCATAATTTTACAGGTGCGAAAGTAGCAGATTATACAATTGCTGGCATTCAAACAGGTGCAACTGCTGACGCAGAATATACAGAAAATGGAATTTTATATAAACTATTTGGCACAACCTTGAAAATGAATATTACAAATAACACAGTTAATGGTAATTTCAATGATAACCCTAAGAATTGGAATGTTACGCGAAAGGTAATTTATGCAAATAAGCCGACAACGCTTGGCTTTGGTGATAACTGGAATACATACGGTCCTTATTATGTAGAAACGCCTGAAAACGTAACGTTTAAAGGGTTTAACAACAATATGCGGCTAACCATAGCTACATCAACACAGGTGGCTACAACGATGGCCTTTAATCAGAATACCTTTGAATGGAATGCGGCTAACCATAGCTACATCAACACAGGTGACTACAACGATAGCCTTTGATAAGAATACCATTGAATGGAATGCGACTAACCATAGCTACATCAACACAGGGGGCCGAAACAATGACCATTTATAATTAATCAAACCATAGGGAGAACACATGCAAGAATTAACTGATTTCATAAGTGAGGCTTGGCGAACGTTGACGGATTCGTTCGTACTTAATGCTCGTATATGTTCTCCCTTCTTAGCTATCACACTTAGGGGGAGTGAATGGATATATTGAACGACATTTTAGTAATGCTGATTAGCGGTGTGTCACATGAGCATATTGTCAGTATGGGCGTTATTATCATATTAACGACTGTACTGCTATTCATTGACGCAGCGCAACGTATTACGACGGAGGTGCTTAGGTACAACAAGGATAATCACAGGAACAATACGCCTATAACATTACTTACAACGCTCGCATGGTATGGATGGGGAAAGGGTGGATATGTAGACGCGACTACAGGGCTGAAACGTAGGTACCTTATGAGCGAACGCTTACGATCCGATTTACTAACGAAGTTATGCGTCCAGTACCCAGCGTGGATGGTCTTATCGGTAGTATTTGAATCACTACCGGATATCCCGATTCCGAATACGGAACTATTCCTGGACCATATTTTCTCATTCCTATTCATGCTGATTCCGTTCTTCTCCGAATGTTGGTCAATTATCGAGAACTTACGTGAAATGGTTGAAGATGACCTCGTCGACTTTGGAAAGGTATTCCAAGGTGTACTAGAAATTATCAGAGCGTGGAGGGGTAATGGATAAGTTAGCTATCATTAACCGCATCAAGCGGTCATATCAGTCTATCCGAATAGCCGGCATACGGCCAACTGGAGTATTAGCAACGAGGGCCCTAGTCCTCGTTATGCTAGTACCAATGATATTAGTTGTTGCCCAGTATGTATTATCGACGATTAATGGCTATGTATCGCCTGAAGCTAATCAACTTATCGATAAAGGCATACTTATTATTGACCACATATTCGTGCCTTCAGTACTTATGACAATTGTAGGGCTGTGTAGCATGTTCATCGATAAGAACCATAATGGGATACCGGATAAGCTGGAGGAGCAGAATACATTACCATTGAACCGACCTAGTATTCAACAATTAGCAGATGATATTAACCATGACGAGAGGGGGAAATAAATGTTTAGACAATTAACCATGGACGAATTAAAGTCCTTAGCGCTCGATGCATATGGCCAAATTGAAAAGGCATACCTGCATTGGACAGGCGTCAAAGGTGGTAAGCACTTCAAGGATTACCATATCAACATCGACAGGGCTGGCGTGATGTGGACGGATATGGAAGCTTTAACAGATTATAAGGAACATACCTACATGCGCAACAGTAACGCCGTAGGCATAGCTATTGAGGCATGTTGGGACGCGGTTAGTGAAAACAATTTAGGTAGCGAACCACCAACAACAGCGCAGTTAACAACTATGACACAGATTATGGCAGTACTTACAATCAATGCAGGTGTTCCACTTGACATACAACATCAAATGACCCACGCCGAGGCGGCCGATAATAAGGACGGACTAGACCTCTATTATTTAGATCCGACTGGATATCCTAATAACACATATGGCCCAGACTCCAACGTTGACCGATGGGACCTCTTAGTGTGCCACGAAGGTGACGAACGATGGAGTGGCGGTGACTGGTTACGCGGCACCGCTCGATGGTGGGGCGCACAGTGGGGTAGTAATATTTAGAAAGGAGTTACCATGTATGAAAAAATTAAAACTATGGTGGCCAAGTATCCTCGCCACTATTATATTATCGGCGCTCTTATCGTTCTCCTCGGTATTTGCGCAGGATATATCCTCTACCAACCAAGCGGAGCCGACTATCACCGTGCCGTTGACGCAGTGGAACGAGCTCAAGAGCAACACCGAGAAAGCCTTGAACTCAATCGAAGCATCCAGCGTTCCATTGACAGAAGCACAGACCTTAGTCGTGAAGCAGGGGCAAGAATTGACAGAAGCGCACAATACAATCAACAGATTGGAGAACGAATTGGACAAAGCCAAAGCGGACTCAGTGAAGCAAGAAGCTACCTTGAGCGAAATGCAGAACTCTTTAGATATATTGAAGAACAAAATCGAAAGGGACAATCGAACAATCAAACGTCTCAAGATGCAACGCAACATATCCCAGGTAGTGGGAGCGGGAGCAATATTCGGAGTGGTAATTCGTCGATGACTGAGAGGTGATCCATATATCTCCTGAGCATGAGCAGGTGGACTCATGGATTGATTTTAAAAGATTATCGAAAGAATGACAAAAGATTAGAAGAGCCTACTAACTTAGAAAATATCTAGGTTGGTAGGCCTTTTTATTTTTGCACTTTTTTGAAATTTATTAAAATTAGTACTTGCAAATACATCGTATTCGATGTATAATATAGACAAAGGTAAGGGAAGTAGTAAAGGAGTATATACCATGAGTAAATACAGTGAATTTCTAAAAAGCGTAAAAGAATCTCAATTGACTAAGTTCTTCGGTGCAGTGAAACACACTTCCAACAAGTACTTTAAATTTAACCATGTAATTAGCGACGATGAAATCATCATCGTAACTAACAACGTGAAATTTGTTAAAGGGAACCCTGTTCTAGTTATTGACAATAACAAAGTTGTATATCTAAAAGAATGGAACGTTGCGGAAGTTCGCAACTATAATAAAGACTTATACGCATATGCGGTTAAATTAAGCCGCAAATACTGGAAGGAATACACATTCAAAAGTGATTTCGATGATATGTGTTTTGAACAAGCTGATACATTCGACAGCTTAAAAGCAATAGCTGAAATGCAAAATGATACTGAAATCGCATTAGGCTGGGGCAAATAAGGAGGTACTTATGAAATTCGAGGACGTTATGACATCCGCAGAAGCGGCGGAGCGTTGGAAGATAAGTCCTGTTACCGTGAAGCAAGCGTGCTCCGGTCAACGGAACACGCCACCGCGATTCACATCGGATGAGTGCAGAAAGGCAAAGGGGACCTGGTTAGTATCACGCCAGGGTATGGAACGATTATATGGGGGGGAACCTAAAATGTTAAAAGTAATTAATTGTACGTCTAACATACATCAAGTAATGGGAACTGCTGAAACCTATAAGGACGCATGGGACATGATATATGAGCGTGAGATGCGGCAATCTCCTTGCATCGGTAAGTGGGATAAGAAAGCCTGGGATGATGGCGATATGGAAGAAGAGTTTCCTGACTTCAAATGGCCTGAAGGTGTAGATTACGTTTGGACGGCTGACTGGATATCGGAAGTCATTCCTGATCCGAAGGAGTACAATGAAGAAGGTATAAGAAATTTAATTGATGATTTATTACTTTCCTATGAAATTGTAGAAGATAATGAGTAAAGTTATATAATAGTATATATTATATAAACGCTTAAAATCGCTCTAAAATTTCAAGCGTTACTCAACTGTTACTCAACTTTTTAAAATTAAATGTCTTATAAACGTAGTGAATAAGAGGTTTTGTAATATAGTCAAAATTGTACTCCAAATAATTTGGCGCTTATGGGAAAACCACTCAGAATTGGGTGGTTTTTTCTTTATGACATGTCACTGTTAAAGGGCTATAACAGTGTAAAAAACAATTGACATAGAACACCAAAATCTGTATACTATTTTGAGTAAGCTTTAGTCGTGTTTCCATTAGCCCCGGAA